GCGGGGTACCGGGTGATCGAGGCGGTCTGGCCGGCCTTTGGCGGACCGCGCTTCGCGGCGGTGCTGGAGCGGGATGGGACGGCGATCGGGCTGGGCGAGGGGCGCTTCGAGGAGAGCCCGTTGTTGGCCTTCCGCTGGATGAAGGTTCCCGGCGAGACCTATGGCCGCGGCCCGGTGATGAAGGCGCTGCCGGATATACGCACGGCGAACAAGGTAGTGGAGCTGGTGCTGAAGAACGCATCCATCGCGGCCACGGGGATCTGGCAGGCCGATGATGACGGCGTGCTGAACCCGGCGACGGTGCGGCTGGAGCCGGGGTCGATCATCCCGAAGGCCGTCGGTTCCGCGGGGCTGACGCCGCTGGCGGCGCCGGGCTCTTTCGACGTGTCGCAGCTCGTGCTGTCGGACATGCGAGCGCGGATCCGCTCCGCGCTGCTGGCCGACCGGCTTGCGACGCCCGACCGCGCGGGCATGACGGCAACCGAGGTGCTGGAGCGGAGCGCGGAGACGGCGCGGCTGCTCGGCGCGACTTATGGCCGCCTGCAGGCGGAGTTGCTGACGCCGCTTATCGCGCGGTGCCTGTCCATCCTTCGCAGGCGGGGCGAGGTGCCATCCATCCTGCTCGATGGGCAGGAGGCGCGGATCGCCTACCGTTCGCCGCTGGCCCGGGTGCAGGGGCGGGCGGATGCGTCGAACACGCTGCTGTTCCTGCAGGCGGTGGCGGCCATGGGGCCTTCCGCCGGCGCGGTCGTCAACCTGCCGGCAGCCGCCCGTTACCTGGCCCGCGCTCTCTCGGCGCCAAGCGCCATCCTGGCGCCCGCCCCGACGACTCTTGAGGAGAAGACCAGCGCATGAGCGAGAACCTACTGGATGTGCCCCCGGACGCCGATGCGGAGCCCGGGGCGGCCGGAGCCCCCGCCCCGCTGGCGGCGCGGCCGGAGGATGTGCCGGAGAAGTTCTGGGACGCCGAGCGCGGCGTTCTGAGGGTGGAGGCGCTGCTGAAGTCCTATCGCGAGCTGGAGCGCAAGCTCTCGGCCCGCTTCGCTCCTCCTGGGGAGGACGCGCCGGAGGAGGAGCGGCTGCGCTTCCGCCGGGCGATTGGCGTGCCCGACACGGCCGAGGAATACGCCGTGGCGTCGAAGCACGAGCTGGTCGGGCCGGATCCGGAGGTGAATGCCGCGCTGCACCGGGCGGGGTTCACGCCCGGGCAGGTGCAGCTTGTCTATGATCTGGCGGCCGAGCGGCTGCTTCCGATCGTGGCCGAGGCGGCATCGCAGTTTGAGGCGGAGCGGCAGCGCGACCGGCTGCGGGCCGAGTTCGGCGGTGAGGAGCGGTATCGGCGGACGGCGAAGCAGATCGCTGCCTGGGGCCGGGCGAACCTTCCGGCGGAGGTGCTGGCGCCGCTGTCCACCACGGCCGATGGCGTGATCGCGCTGGCCCGCATGATGGAGAAGGGCGAGCCCCCCCTGACGCGCCAGGCCGAGGCGCTGGAGGCGGTGGACGAGGCCGCGCTGCGCAAGATGATGCGTGATCCCCGCTACTGGCGGTCGCGCGAGCCGGATTTCGTGAGGCGGGTGACGGAAGGATTCCGGCGCCTCACGGGAGGGTGATGCGGAGCCTCAACCTGATCTTCAGGTTTCATGTCTAAGTTGCTGAAACCAGGGTTGAGATACTGGGTTATTCCAGTATCTCCGCGACGGTGGTCACCGACTGCATCCCCCCAAGGGTGACCCCTGTTGCTGCTGGCCCGCATCCCCCCTCATGCGGGCCGGTCGCGGGGGCGGGTGGCACCCTACTAACCCCCTGGTGCCGCCCGCCCCCGTCTCATTCCCGAAAGGGCCCCTTCCGCCAGACGGAAGGGGCCCTTTCGCGTTTCTGACCCCATTCCGGCGTGAACAACCCGCCCGGCCCTGAAAGGCCGCGGCGGGCGCTCGCCGTTCCGCGTGTCGTCCGGCCCCTGCCTTTCGAAGGCGCGCCAACCGGGCGGCCGCATTCCCCTGTGCTGCAACCCCACTCAAAGGAGGACATGCGTGTCCACCACGATCGATCAGGCTTTCGTCAAGCAGTTCCAGGCCGAGGTGCACGAGGCTTTCCAGCGCCAGGGCAGCAAGCTGCGCCCCACGGTGCGGTCTAAGACCGGGATTCACGGTTCTTCCACCGTCTTCCCCCGCGTCGGCAAGGGCGTGGCGGCGGCCAAGGCGCGCAACGGCGTCGTGCCGGTGATGAACCTCGACTATTCCGCGGTGGAGTGCTTCCTGCAGGACTATTATGCCGGCGAGTGGGTCGACAAGCTCGACGACATCAAGACCAACGTCGATGAGCGCGCCGTGGTCGCCAATGCCGGTGCCTATGCATTGGGTCGCAAAACGGACGAGCTGATCATCTCTGCCCTCGACACCGGGACGCAGGAGGCGGTGAGCACCGCAGCCGGCACCACGGACACCGATGGGCTGACCAAGGCGAAGGTGCTGATGGCCTTCGAGATGCTTGGCGCCGCGGATGTGCCCGATGATGGCAATCGCTTCGCCGTTGTCGGCTGGAAGCAGTGGAGCCAGCTGCTGCAGATCCCGGAATTCGCCAACTCGCAGTTCATCGGCGATGCTGACCTGCCCTGGAAGGGCATGCAGGCAAAGCGCTGGCTGGGCGCGCTGTGGATGCCGCATTCGGGCCTGACCAAGAGCGGGAACCTGCGCTTCTGCTACTTCTATCATCGCACGGCGATCGGCCACGCGGTGGCGCAGGATGTCGTGACCGATGTGACCTGGCACGGCGATCGCGCCGCCCACTTCGTCAACAACATGATGAGCCAGGGCGCTGTGATGATCGACAATGCCGGCGTCGTGCGGATGCGCGCGGCGGAGTGATGTACGGATGCGCGCGGCTGAGCGACATGTGAATGCACGTGGCTGACAAGCCGGCGCGCATTTGAAGGGACCGCGGGCAACAAGGGATTGTCGCCCGCGGTCCGTCCTTGATCCAGAGACGATGCATGCGCTGGCATTCGGGCAGCGCGTGCGCAGTGCGGGGCCAGCCGTCGAGGCCTGCCGCCTGCTGCGTGCCGCGGGGCCCTGACGTTTGCGGCCGTTTTAGCGGCGGCCCCGCCGAACCCCAGAAACCCCCATCCAGGGAGCAACGACACGATGGCGCTTTCCGCCCTCGCCCTCTGCTCGCGCGCGCTGCTCAAGGTCGGTGCGCAGCCGATCGCCTCCCTCGAGGAGGGAACGGCCGAGGCGGAAGTGGCTGCCAACCTTTATCCAGGTGCGCGGGACGCGCTGCTGTCCTGCCATCCCTGGACCTTTGCCACGGGGCAGATGTGCCTCAATCGGCTTGACGCCGTGCCCGTCGCTGATCTCGCGAATGCTTTCCAGCTGCCGGCGGGGCTGCTGCGGGTGGTCTCCGCCGGCAGCGGGCGGGGGCGCGGCGTCCTTTACCGCATCCATGAGGGGCGGCTGCATACCGATGCCGGGGATGTGACGCTGACTTACATTTTCCGCGCGGCCGAGGCGGAGTTCCCGCCCTTCTTCGCTGCCGCGATGGTATCGCGCCTGGCGGCGGAGTTCTGCCTGCCGCTGACCGAGAACACATCCCGTGCGGAGATGCTGAACCGGACCGCCGAGGTCGAACTGCGCCAGGCACGGCTGATCGATAGCCAGCAGCAGACGGTGCGGGGCATCGAGGACTTTCCTCTCCTCAGCGTGCGGGGCTGAGCGCCATGTCCTCGATCAAGCGCGCCAAGACCGCCTTCACGGCGGGGGAGCTGGCGCCGGAGCTGCTCGGGCGGGGCGACGTGCCGGCCTGGGGCAATGGGGCGGCGAAGCTGCGCAACGTCTTCATCCAGCCGACCGGCGGCGTGCAGCGTCGGCCCGGATTGCGGCACCTGGCGATGTTGCCAGGTGCCGCGCGCCTCGTGCCCTATGAGGCGAGCACGGAACTGACCTTCCTTCTCGTGCTGCTCCACGGGGCAGTGCGGATCCTGCGCGATGACGTGCTGGTCGCCGAACTGGTGGGACCCTGGACGGCGGCGATGCTGCCGCAGATCACCTATACCCAGAGCGCGACCATGCTGCTGCTGCTGCATCCCGCCATGCCGCCGCAGGTGATCCGGTGGTCGGATGCGGGCGTGTGGTCGGTCACGCCCTTTGTGTTCTCTGCCGAGCCCTTCTTCCGCCACGTGCCGCTTTCCGTCAGCGTGACGCCGAGCGGGACGACGGGGAGCGTTTCCGTGACCGCCACAAGCCCGGTCTTCGCACCAGCGCATGTCGGGGCGCAACTGCGCATCCAGGGCCGGCGCCTTCGTATCACTGCCGTGCCCACACTGAGCACCGTGGTGGGCGACGTAGTGGACCCGCTTGTTTCGACCGACCCCACGACGGACTGGGTGGAATCAGCCTTCAGTGGCGCGCATGGCTGGCCGGTCAGCGCCTGCTTCTACCAGGGCCGGCTGGTGCTCGGCGGGGCGCGGGACCTGCCGAACCGGCTCTGGTTCTCGCGCAGCGCAGATTACGAGAACTTCGATCCCGGCACGGGGCTGGACGATCAGGCGATCGCCTTCTCGCTTGTCTCCGACCAGTTGAACGCGATCCGTGCGGTCTTCGCGGGACGGCACCTGCAGGTCTTCACCTCGGGCGCGGAATGGATGGTGTCCGGCGATCCGCTGACGCCTGCCTCCATCCAGGTGACGCGGCAGACGCGGGTCGGCTCGATCGTGGATCGCAGCGTGCCGCCGATCGATGTGGACGGGATGACAGTCTCGGTCTCCCGCTCCGGCCGCGGGGTTTTTGAGTTCTCCTATACGGACCTGCAGCAGGCCTACCAGGCGGATGATCTGGCGCTCGTCGCACGCCATCTGATCGTCTCGCCGGTTTCCATGGCCTACGACTCCTTGCGGCGCCTGCTCCATCTGGCGATGGCGGATGGCAGTCTGGCCACGTTGACCATCTACCGCGCCGAGGGGGTGACGGGCTGGACGCGGCAGGAGACCGACGGCGCCTTCCTGTGTCTGGCCGAGATCGAGGGCGCGGTCTACGCGGTGGTGCGGCGTGACGGCACCTATCGGCTGGAGCGCTTCGACGAGACCGTGGCGATGGATGCCTGCGTCGCCGCCAGCGGCGGCCCGGGCGGCGCCACATGGTCGGGCCTGGATCATCTGGAAAGTCGCAGCGTCGGCGTGCTGGCGGACGGCGCGCCGCGCGATGCCACGACGGTAGTGGGTGGGAAGATCTCGGTCGATCCTGGCGCCACCGCCGTGCTGGCGGGCCTGCCTTTCG